AGAGTTGTTTTAGTTGTCTTTGTATTTTAGTTATTAGTTCTAGTTCTTGCATTATTTAGTCCACTCTCCTTTGTTAATTAAAGAAAGTTTTTCTTCTGCTTCTTTAATTTTATCTAATAGTTTATCTATCTCTTCCAAATGTTGAGGGTGTTCACCAATCCCAACAGGGCGTTGAAGATAAATATTGATTGTTGCAAAGCCTTCAGCGACTTGCGCTTCGTATCTTTTCTTAAGAGCTTCTAATATTTGTTTACCTATCACGTTTTCCTCCCTTTCCTAATTGATTCTTTACCTTTTTTAAATATGCTTGCCACCTTTGCCTTACCCATAACCTTGGCTCTCTGTTCACCAACTGTGAGGATTTGTATTTTTCTCGCGTATGGCTTGCTGATTCGTTTAACTTTTGCCACAGTTTTACGAGCATCTGTAGGGGTCGCAAACTTAATTGATACAGTATCTCTAGGATTCTCATCAGTATAAAGTCTCCTCCCAGAACCTTTCGGTTTTTTACCAGTGCCTACTTTAGGATCTCTTCTTGCCATTGATAACTCCCTTTAGCATTTTAGCTTGACCAGCATGTGCTTTAGATGCTTTCTTTAAAGCTTTTACTACCTTTTTGATAGTTCTTTTTTTCTTTAACATTTCCATCTCCTTCTAGCCTGACGTAGACGTGAGTTTGGATCTTTTGCTGCTTTAGGGAATTTTTTCATTTGTCCTAGTGATCTTGCACAGAAAGATTTTCTGCGTTTGGCAGCTTTTGATCCTGGCTTCACTTTTCCAGTCACAGCTGTTTTTAGTTTAGAACCGGGATTCATTCTTCTGTAGGCTTTGACACCGGCTCTTGTCATACCTGCTCCAGCCTTTGTAGGCCTGAAGTTCTTTTTATTTCTAGCAGGCATAGTGCCTTTAGAAAATTCTGCTCTTGTTTGATAATCTGTTCTCATTAATCCAACATACCTTTGTAATATTTAGCATAAGATGGATTGTTTAATGTTTTACCGGCATAGTTAGAATTAATTGCAGGTCCTATGTATCCACCACTCATAGCTTTCTTTCTTGCAAATGTTTTTACATTTGTTGGTTTACCACCAACACCTTGTGGTTTAGCTCTTTTTCTTGCAACGGCACTCCGCTTCTGAGAGTCTGTCATCCTTGCTGCTTTTGCAGCAGGCACGCACTTTGGATACTTTCTTTTTGATCCACTCGCAGATTTTCTTCCACATGGTTTATGGCCTCCACCTTTTTTCTTGGAACCAATATCTACCCATTTTTGTTTGAACCATTTATCAAGACCGTTCTTTGCCATTTTATTTTCTAAGGATTTTTTTATTCATCCCTTTTTTGCAGATTCCACCACCTCTAAGACCTTGTCTTCTTAGTCTATCAGTAGCTTCTCTTAAACCACCACCAGCTAATTTAATTCTTCCACCCATCGCAGAAGGTTTTCTACCTTTAAAGTCTTTTCTTTTTACACCAGATGGATCTTTAATTTTACCTGCACAAATTTTAGATGCGTAGGCATTTGCATATGCGCTGGGATAAACCGAAAATTTTCTTTTCGCTGCTGCTTTTCCTCTAGGACATAATTTAGTCATTAAGACCTCGCTGTTTGTTTTGCTCGTCTAAAATTAGCTGCTGTAGGTGCACCCTTTGCACCTTTCTTACGCATTTTTCTGCCGCTTTTTCTTTTAGCATGAATATTTGCGTATAAACCTTTTCCAGCCATTAGCCGATTACCTTTTTCTTGTTTTTCATTTTTTTGACAACTTTTTTCTTTTTGCTGCCAGGTTTTTTAATTACACCTTTTGCAATTAAAATATCTTTTTGAGTAATTTTACCATCACCAGACATATCAGGAAAGCTACCTTTCTTGTACATGCCTCTTTTCATCATGCCGCCACCCATAGCGCCACGTCTGTTTGTTACTTGTTTATTAAATCTAGGGTTTGCCATTATTTTTTTCCTCCGTTCCTAAATATCTGTGTTCCCTTAATACCAAAAATACTCGCCACGACAAGGATCCACAGGTTTGTAAACCATGACGGTAGTGTAGAGAAGTATTCAAAAAACAATTTGACCTTCTCCATCGCTGCTGGGTCGTCACTTAGGACTGCCCAAGCCAATACTATAATCGGAGCCGACAAAATTATCAACACGAATTCGTCTTTCCAGTCCGATTGTCTTGCTTCAAGGAGTTTGCCCTGGTAAGCTTCTTCTCCTCGGGCCATTTTTTCTGCATGCATAAGCTGTGCATCAGACATAGCCATCTTAGTTTTCTGGCGATTAGAATAAATTTTAGCGCCAGCTTGCAATGCAATCTTTGCTAAACCAAACCACGCCATATTAGTACCACTTAGCTTTTCTTTTCTTCTCGCCTAAGATATTTCCTTGACCTTGAACCTCTGCTTCTTGTGTTTCAGATGGATTTGTCATTTCGATCTCTTTTCCACCTTCAACATAACCATCTTTGTTTGTAAACATTTCATGGTTCAGGTTTTTTTTGTTTTCTTCTGCCATTTTAGCTCCTTTTATCTATTCCAGCTTTAGAAAGTGCAATCGCAATAGCTTGTTTACGACTTTTTACCTTCTTATCGCTTTTACCTATGTTGAGTTTACCTTTTTTAAACTCCTTCATGACTTTTTTAACCTTTTTTTGAGGTTTTGTCATCTTTTTACTCATCGTCTCTCCTAATTATCACATTACCTGGGCCCATATCTTTGGAACTTGGCAATGTTTTTGATAAAATTGTCTTTTCGATTGATGTGTTAGCTCTTAATTTTGCTAATTCTTCATTTTGTTCTAGTTTTTCGTCTTGATTTTCTTGATTCATCATTGCTCTCATTCTATCAAGGTTTAATCTTTCCTCTCCTTCTTGTTTTTTTCTAGCATTTTCTTGTGCTTGAAGATCTAATTCTCTAGATCTTAGTTTTGCAATTGGATCGTTATCAAATTGAGACGTAATTTTCTTTTCTTCCTTCATAAATTCTTCCATCATGTCAGCAATTAAAGTTGCTTTTCTTGCCTCTATTTTTTCTGAGGTCATTTTTGCCTGCATTTGTATTTGTGGATTCATTGCAGCTTGAGGATTTTGTTGTAGTGACATTAATTGTTGCATCTCTTCTCTAAATTCTATTTCTACTTGTTCTTGAGCCATTAAAGAAATGTGTTCAAAACAATTTTTTTCAAGAGAAGCCATAACCATCGGATTATTTCTAGCCATATTAGTCGCCATAAAATTTAAATGAGAAGTTATATGTGCTCTGTGGTCTTGACCAGGGAAAGCTTGGAACGGACGCCCAGCGAGAGCATCAATATGCTCTAACGCTGGGTCCTTTGGTGCGGGAATAGGTGGTCGTTTTAAAATTTTATCAATATCTTTTACACCCAAAGCTTCATACATGTGTCTGTATGCTTGATACAAATTATGTATTTGAGGATTGGACGTTGCCAGCTGCAGTTCCGACTGTGCGAGGGAAATACGCTGTGTCTGAGAAAATATGTTTGGATCTGCAACTGGCAATATATCTACTCTGTCGTCAAAGTCCATTTGTTTGATCATTCTTTGACCGCCAACAACATCATAAGGATATTCTTGTGGTAGATATAACTTGAAAACTCTTGCCATCAATTTAAATTCTTGTTTAAGGGCTGCATAAATTCTTTTGTGAATAGCAGACATTGTTCTGCTACCTCTCTCCAACAAGGCTACTGTCGTACCCACTGCCGCTTGTTGATTACCCTCACCTACTTGCAAGTCTGCTATTGAAGCGAATCTTTGACCTGCTTGTACTACGACGCCCATAAGCTGTAATAAAGTTTGTGATGGTTCCTTAAAAGGAAGCATCATGAATGAATCTCTGATATTGCCACCCGGTGCATCTACGTCTCTAAATTCACCTGGTTGAATAGATTGTGCATCATCTCTGATTCTAATTCCTCTTTGTTTAAATCCTGCCGGTAGGTTTGATAATGTTCCTGCATCTAACAATTGTCTTAATGCAGAAGTTGCTGTTCTTGATAATCCACCAATCATGTGTATTAAACCAAAACCATAAAACCCAAGTCCTGGTAAAAATTTAAAGTGTACGAAATAGTCAATTTTATTTTTGTTAACATCTCCTATTTCATAATTTCTTTTGATTGATAGAACTTCTCTAGAATTTTCTTCTACGGTTACAACATACGGAAGTTTAATTCCTGTAGGTTCACCGTCTTGACCCATGTCTTCAAATCCCTCTAGATCTAAATGAACATGACACTCTAATAAATTAAAAACATCTTCGTCTCTGCCTTTGCTTGCACCTTCAAGCTCTCGTTCTTTTTTCTCAACTTCCGTTTCGTTAACAGGTCCTGGTTTTAAATCTACATCTCTATAAAAACCAGCGACTTGTTGTTTTCTTAATTCGTTTTCAGATATTTGAACCCGATGAATGATCGACTCCGCATCTTCTAATGAGGTAGCAGTATACGGGACAATCAAATCATCTGCGGGAACAAATTTTGAGCAAGCCATTTGGCTTGTCTCATCGTAGTACACTTTTTTAAAAGCTGAACCAGCTAATGGTAAATGAAATAATAGCGAATCAAAATCTGGTTCGTAGTCTTTCATCTTTTCCATAATTTGATAGTTCATGAAATCTTTTACTCTTTGAGCTTGTTGTTCTTTTTCTGGAGTTGGTATTCCTAAAATAGAGGTTCTTACAGGGCCATCTGCAGGTAATAATTCTTTATATGCTAAAGCTTGAAACTGTGTGACAGCTTCTGCTAACACAGGATGTGTTGCACCACTCGCACCTTGAAACGGTTCTGTTCTATTATCATATTTAAACCCTAAAAGATCTAAACCTTCTCTGTAAGATCTTTCCCAGTCTTTTCTAGAATTTTTGTAGTCTTGATAGTTTTGAAAAAGCGTTGAACCTAATCTACCTAAAACATCATCTGGTAAGTGCTCTGCTAAATTATCGTAGTGATTTACTTCACCTTCAACAGAAGCTATTGATGGATCATAATTTACATCTACAGAACCATCGTCGTTTTCTGTAATTTCTACAGGTTCACCTTGCTCATTAACTTCTTGCTGTTTTTCTTCTTGAGCAATTTCTATTTCTTCAGGTGATGGTACTTTTATCTCTTGCTCTACGTTTGGAAGAGATTTGTCTATGTCTGCCATTTATTTTCTCCAGTTTCACAGGTTTAACAGTATTGTAATTAATAAGCAACCCCTCAGACTGCGGTCCTGATTTAGGGGGTATTGTTTTAGTCAATTTCATCAAATGCCTCTAGTTCTGCAGCCTCATCAGCTGCTTGTTCTGCTCTAGCCTCAGCTACTCCAATATCGTATTCGCCTTGTTTCACTTGTTTAACTTTTTTACCTGTTGCAAATTCTTCCATACGTCTTGTATCTGAACCCATGATTTGATCTAAATCCTCAAGAACTTCTACGTCAAAATCGGCGTTACCGTCAGGATCTACATTAACAGGCACCTCTTCTTCAGCAATAAACTCACCTCGTGTTTGTACCGATTTACCTGTTTTTTCATCTAGTAATTCATATCCTGGTGGCTCATATTCAATTTTGTAACCTTTTCCATATTCGTTTGTGCCCTCTACAAAAACTCTACCATCATCGTGTCTACCTATAGTTATTCCTGGTAATTCTTTTGGTTCATATATTGTTAAGTCTGCATCTACTTTTTTACCAGTGCCACCAAACATAACTTTATTTATCATATCAGGGAACCAGTCTGGCATTTTAGTAGAACTACCTGCAACCTTAACTATAGGTTTAGCAACTTCTGACTTACCTAAAAATTTACTAAAAATAGGTAAGGACGCAATGCCTCCCATTATTTTTAAAAATAATCTTCTTTTTGGATCCATAGGTCCATCAGCAAAGCCTATTCTGCCACCGTTTGCCATGGCCATAATTCCACTTTCATATATTTCATCTATCTCTTCTGGCAACATTTGAACGGGAGCTTGTCCAAAAATAGGTTCATTGCCTGTAACAGTCTCTCTTAAAATATCTTGTTGAATATCATCTCTATCTTTAATTCCTCTTCTTCCAACAATCATTCCAAGAATACCTTCTAAATTTTTAACATTTTGCTCATCAAGTCTTTGAGTTAAATTTACTATTATGTTTTCCATTTCAGGATTATAAACACTTGATCTTCTTCCTTCTAAATCTCTACGTAGTTCAAGTAAATTTTTCCTCATTGAATCAAGATCAATACCTTCAGCTTCAAAAGGATTGTTAGCTAAATATTCATAGTTTGCTAAACTTTTATTGTATCGATCTTCATCATTTTTAAAATCTATAAAGTTTTGCATACCAATTTTTTCTTCTGGTGTTTCTGCTAATTTTAATAAGTCACCTCTCATAGAGCCAACTAATGACTCAGGAAGTAAACTTCCTATAATAGTTTGTCT